TTACCTGAATATTATATAGAGGTGGCTAAGGGGCTTCAGATAAGTCCATACGACTTAGCTCAAAGACAGCTATCTATACTCACCGAAGGAGAATCAAAAGTTAAAGATAGAAAGGCAGACGAGATAGAAAACAACCATAAAAGAGTAAGACTTATATATGGATACCCAACGCGCTCCAGACAAACTAGAGCAGTAATTGACTACGGACTTGAAGTAAGTGGTCAAGAACAGAATTTAAAAACTTCTATTTATAACAAACCAGCGATAACGACTCCTGGCGTGTAACTGCGGTTCGCGTTGGTCATTACGCGAATTATTACCGTGGTAACTAAATGGACCCTATTATTGAAATAAGTGCTGATGACGGATTATCAGCAGAAGATATAGCACCCTTTGTTCAAGCGAATGAAGAAGCCCAGAAAAGGAGAGAAGAGGAAGCACAACAGGTTGCAGAAGCAGAACCTATTGATGAGGTAGAAGATAAAGAACTTAATTTAGGTGATCGTGTTAAAGACGTTGCAGTATCAGGAGCCGTTGGTTTACGAGATACTGCTTCTTCACTTGTCACATTACCTGAACAAATCCTCGACTTCTTTAATGGTGAGATGACCAGAGAAGCCCAAGAAGGTGGTTATGACACCGAATGGGATGACTGGATGTATAAAGATGATAAGAACCCATACGAATCGAAAACCTTTCTAGGAGGACTTGTACGAGGTGCTTCTCATGTCACTTCTCTACTAGCATCTACTGGTGGCTTTGGAGGGATAGCGAAAGGTGGTGTAGGTCTAGGGACTAGACTTGCCCGTGGTGCTATGACCGGTGCCAGATTTGATTTACTTTCTAAGACTTCACTCGACGACAACGTATCTGGAATATTAAAAGAAAAGATACCTTTCTTAGATACACCATTAGCTACTGACCAATATGATCATCCAATGGTCAAGAAGTTTAAGAACGTTCTTGAAGGTGGTCTTATTGGTGTTCAGGTAGATGGAATACTTGAAGCAGTTGGTTGGGGTGCTAGGACTAAAACTGGTAAAGAACTTCTCAGCAGATTTAAGAATGTTAATGATCAAATAATAGAAAAGGGAAAAGTACAAAAGAAAACTGTTGGCTTCGGTGGTTATAAAAACAAACCCATAGCTGACCCAGGGCAGGGTACAGCATTCTCTAATGAGAGTTCTGACAGTATTCGGAAAAGCCTCCGTGACATGAAAGATAACTGGGGATCTGAAGACGGCTCTACTGGATCTTTCCTAAGTCCAGTACAAGTTGACAACATTGCTCGTAGTTCTGGTGAAGCTAGAAAGACAGTAAGGCAAGTTGTAAAGAAAGCTTTCAGTGCAGCTAAGATTACGCAACTAGAAGAAACAGCTAAACGTCAAGGTAAAACACTTGATGAATTACTAGGTGCAGATATTGAACTTTCACAGAGAATCTATGAAGGTAGGAATACTTCTGATTTTACTGTAGAAGAATTTTGGAGAGAAATTAAAGAAGAGAAGTTTAGAGCTACAGATAAAGAAGGTAAGATTTTATTCGAATATACAAGACCTGAATTTGCTAACACAGTTGATTTGATCAACGGCTCTTTACTTAGTGATATACAAGCTCAGGCTACCTCTGGCAGATTAGTCAGTGACTATATGGATCTCAGAGATACAGATGGACCAGCTCAACAGTTAATTCAAAAGTTTGAAGCTGGTTTAAGAATTAGGAAACAAATGAGTGCTGAGTGGTCACAGCAAGGTAGAGATCTACAGCCAAATGTAAAGCAGTCTCGTAAGCAAATAGACGAGGCAGTAGACGCTGATGTCCAACAAAGTATAGATGCGTTCCGAATAGCTATGAATATAGCTCCTGAAGATGGTGGTGATGAATTATTTAAAACTATCTTCGAGGGTGTTTCTATGGCTAAGGATGTCCAAACTCTTGATGACTTTGATGTCTTCATACGTCAGAAACTTTTAGGTGGAAGCTTTAAAGGTCAACCAAAGAAGACAGGTGCATTGGTAAGAGAGATGGGGACTATGTTTACTCATAGTGTCTTGTCTGGTCCTAAGACTGCTGTAAGAGCAATCATGGGTACATCTACTGCAACCTTCACTAGACCATTAGCTATGGCTATGGGTGGTGCTATGAAAGGTGATTGGGTTACATCTAGATCTGGATTAGCAGCTCTTAATGCTATGCGTGAAGCAATACCAGAATCATTTGAATTATTTAAAAGACGTCTGAATTCATACTGGAATGGTGATATATCAACTTATAAAACTAGGTTTGTAGAACGTAGTAAGGCTGATGACCAATGGGATATGTATGGTCACTGGGCTGAGACTAGAGGTAATAAGGCTGATAAAGCTCTATTCCGTACAGCAAACCTTGTTAGAGGTGCTAATGATAATAAGTTCTTAACTTACTCAACTAAGATCATGGCCGCTACTGATGATGCTTTCGGGCTGATTATTGGTAGAGCTAGAGCTAGAGAGAAGGCATTCTTAGAAGCTGCTGAACAGTTACCTGATGGAGACTTCGTAAACTTTGATGCTGCATTCTTCAAGAATATGGAGGATAAGTTCAACAAGGAAATCTTCGATTCAAACGGTAACATCACAGATGCAGCAGCGGCTTATAGCAAAAGAGAAGCGACTCTTACTCAGGATCTAACTGGATTTAGTGCAAAGCTAGAAAGTGCATTCAATGAAACACCGTGGGCGAGACCATTCTTCTTGTTTGCTAGGACTGGTATTAATGGACTTCAACTAACTGCTAAACATACACCTGGTTTTAACTTCTTAGTTAAAGAATATAGAGAAATAGCATTAGCTAAACCTGGTGGTGATCTATCTGGTTTAGAGAAGTACGGCATCAGAAATGAACGTGACCTAATGAATGCTAAGGCTGTCCAGAATGGACGATTAGCGTTAGGTGGTAGTGCACTATCTATGGCTTCAATCGCTTATCTAAATGGTGGCTTACATGGAAATGGTCCTACTGACAGACAGAAGAGACAAGCATGGATAGATGCTGGATGGAAACCAAGAACAATTAAACTTGGTAATACATGGATTAACTATGACGCATTCGAACCTTATAACCAGATACTTGCGTTAGTAGGTGATATTGGAGATCACATGGATCTCATGGGTGAAGAGTGGGCAGAAGATAACTTTATGAAACTATCTATGGCATTAGCTGGAACTATTACCAGTAAGTCATATCTAGCTGGATTACAATCTTTCGTTGACTTGTTCTCTGGACAACCAGGGCAACAGAACAGAATCATTGCTTCATTAATGAATAACTCTTTACCTTTATCTAGTCTTAGAAATGAGATAGGTAAGGTACTTACTCCTTATACAAGGGAGCTTGGTTCTGATATAGCTAGTTCTATTAGAAACAGAAACTTAGCTTTTGAAAATGTTGCTATAGATCAGATACCTATTAAATATGACATCCTGACTGGTAAGCCAATTAAAGATCATAACTTTATGACTCGTATGTTTAATGCGATGTCACCAGTTAATTTCAACTTAGATTACTCACCTGGTAGAGAGTTCTTATTTAATAGTGGATATGACATGAGAACGTCTTCATACGCAGCTCCTGACGGTACAGATCTAAGTGATAGTCCAAAGGTCAGGTCTATGTTCCAGCGTGCTTTAGGTGAGCAGAATCTAGAGCAGAAATTAAATGACATAGCCAATAGTGAAGCTATGCAGATCTCATTAGCTGAGATGAATTATGAAAGAAAGAATGGATTAAGGAGTACTGAACCACGTTCATTCCCTCACTATAAACGAATTCAAAAGTTATTTAATACAGCTAAGAAACGTGCGTGGGCAAAGATTCAAGCTGAGAATGATGTCCAGAAACTTCTAATAGAGGAGAGGAATCAGAAAGTACAAAACAGATCCGCCAATCAAAGAACTATAGACAAGATATTAGACATAAACAAATAAACAACGTCGGTAATTAACCAATGGCAACAACTGAAGAGACAAAAACAGGTAATGGTACAAGCCTTACCTTTACAATTCCATATATAAAACCATCCGACATAAAAATAAAAGTAGATGGTGGTACACCACTCGAATGGGATACAAGCACATCACCTAGTGCAGGTAAATATCATATAGTAGATAACACATCAACGATAACCTTTGGTACTTCATATACAAGTGAAAATTCAATCCTTATATATAGAGATACCAATGTAGATTCTGTAGCGGCTATTTTTAGTGCTGGTTCATCTATTAGAGCTAAAGATCTAAATGCCATACATGATATGGCTAGGTTTGCTATACAAGAAGAAAAGAATGATGTTAAATATACAACAGCAGAACAGAGCAAGTTAAGTGGTATAGCAACTGGAGCAGAAGTAAACGTACAAAGTGATTGGAATGCTTCTAGTGGTGATGCACAGGTTTTAAATAAGCCAACGATACCTACTAATAATAACCAACTAACTAATGGTGCAGGATTTACAACTAATACAGGTACTGTAACTTCAGTAACTGGTTCAAGTCCTATAACAGTATCAAATGGGACAACAACACCAGCTATATCTATAGACCTTTCTGGTTATCTAGCAACTAGTCATGCAGCCTCTGGAGTTACATCTACTAAGATTACTAATTGGGATACAGCTCATGGATGGGGTAATCATGCTTCTGCTGGTTATTTAACATCTATTGCTAATGATTCAATTACAGAAGTAAAACTAGATATACACAATGCTCCATCTAATGATAAAGTTTTAGGTTATACATCTAATGGATTAGAATGGGTTAGTCAATCTGGTGGTGGTGGTATTGCCTTATCAGATATATCAGTTACTAGTAATTCAGCAGGTACAGCAGCTCTTAGTTATAACAATAGTAGTGGAGTCTTTAGCTATACACCACCTGATCTAAGTGGTTATTCAGTTACAAGTCATAACCACGATAGCTCATACGCTACAAGCTCTCATAACCACGATAGCTCATACAATAACTACACACACCCAACAACCGCAGGTAATATTCACATACCAAGTGGAGGTAGTGCTGGACAATTCTTAAAATATAGTGCGTCAGGTACTGCTGTATGGGCTGCTGATAATAATACGACTTATACAGTAGGAGATGGTGGTCTAACCCAAAACAACTTCACTAATACTCTTAAAACTAAATTAGATGGTATAGAAACGAGTGCTGACGTTACTGATGCAACGAACGTCGATAGTGCTGGAGCTATAATGAACTCTGACCTTGATGGTAAGGG